TATCGAAGGATTTGAAAAGATAAAAACAAGAATTGGAAATGCCTTTAAAGCTATAGGCGAGATGAAATTTGTCAAAGTTTTAGGACTTCTTTTCAAACCAGTTCTTTTCACAATCGAAATGATTGTAAAAGCGTTAATGCCTATTGCAAAACTTGGTATAGCTATTGGTCGATTCCTTGGCGGTAAAATTGTCTCTATAATTGAAAAGATAGGTGGATTTTTTGGAACTGCCACAAAGGGTCCATTTTCATTTTTTTTCAAGCTTTTTAGAGCGATAGGAAGATTTTTTCTTCCTATAACAGTTCTGATAGACAGTATCATAGTTGGACTAGAAGAATTTGGTAAACTTGGTGAAAATGCAAGTATAGGCGACTACATACAAGCGGCGATGACAACAGCACAAAGAGTTATGTTAAGAATCTTTACGGGTATAGGCGATTTAATAAAAGATGCGATATCATGGATTGCAGAAAAATTAGGATTTGAAGACTTTTCGAAATGGCTTGATTCTTTTAGTTTCGTTGAAATAGGCGACTCGCTTGTAATCGGATTTAATGATCTCATATTTAACAAGCTTTTCAATATGGAATGGTGGTCAAGTTTGTTCACTGATATGGGCAATGCTATCTCTGATGCATTCGACACCGTGTGGGACGCTGTTACAGGATTTTTTGGAGAATTAAAAAATAGCGCAATACAATTGACTAAAGATTTTGTCAAGAGCATGTTGCCAGCACCAGATGCTTTTACTTTTCAAATACCAAAAACAGGAATTGAAGCACTAGATTCTATGCTTCCTCTTGTAGGCGAAAAAATAAACTTGAATCCATTTCCTGATAGTTTATATCGATGGGCGAATTCACCACCGCCTCCAAAAATTCAACCTCAAGCAAACGCTTCTGCGCCTACTATGGAACAGACCCAAAGAAATCAAGCGATTGCTTCTTCGGGTATGAGAAATATGGGTGGTGGAGGAACCACAATCGTCAATAATAACAATACCTATGCGCCTTCAACAAGCACTTCGCAAGTTTCTCTTGCAGATTCAGGTATGCCTTCGTCAACGTCAAACAATGGATTGAGAGGCGCAACAGCATAGAAAAACCCCGTCTTTCGACGGGGCTTCTCTTTTTGGCTTCGATTAATCTTCAGCAGCCAGTTTAGCAAAGAACGACATCGTATCTTCGTCATCTTCATCATCGTCAACGTTATTTCGCGTTGGAGACGGAGCAGGAGCAGTTTTCCGAGCAGGAGGAGCTTCTTCTTCGTCTACACTCACCTGCGCGCGAACCGTGCGTGGTGTGCTCTCACCAAGCACCAGAGCAAGTCTCGAAGCGAGTTCTTCATAAGACTTGAAGTTCTTCGGATCAACAAACTCATTCAAGTCATGAATCTGATTGTACACTTTCTCAAGCGCTTCTTCGTCGCCGTCAAGAAACTTCGACGGACCAGCAAACTCTGATTTGTCGTAGTTGCGATAGCCTTCGACTTGTCGAATCTTCAGCTTGAACGATGCACCTTCCCAGAAGTCAAAAGGATTGACAGGAGCTTCATCAGCAAACTGCGGCTGCATAACGTCCATGATCTTATCAAAGATCTTTTTGCCATACGTGAACAGAAAGACTTTGCCTTCGTTCTGCGGATTTGCAGGATCACTTTCTACATAGATGTTAGACACATAATGCAGGCGACGCTTTCGATCACGAGCAACGCTCTTGTCATCATCATTGCCAGAATTCCAGAGTTTAGAATTCGACTCCGAGACAGGATCTTGCTTACCGATTGAAGTCAGCGAGCGCTCGATATACCATTGACCAGTCGGACCCTTGAATCCATGATCCCAGTATCGAACCCACGGCAGTTCATTGCCTTCAGTTTGTGGAAGAAAACGAATGACAGCATAGCCATTACCAGCTTTATCGACAGTGGGTTTCCATTGCCGATCGTCGGTATAAGACTTTGCTTCAGGCTTATCAGAAGATGCCGCTTGAATGAGCGACGAAATAGAGTTGCGATTACGCTTTAGATTTGCAAATGACATAGTATTACCTCGTATTACAGTGTATTAATTTTATCCACACATTTCATAATGTATGAGACTATATAGTACACCAAAAAATTTCAGATTTCAAGAATTATTCTTCGAACTCTTCAAAAGAGAGTTGATTCATTCTTTGCATGTAATTGAGTCTGCGTGCTTCAGCCTCAATTTTATTTTTGATAGGATCAGACAGATATTTTGGAATATCTTCGGGATTCATATTGTTTTGTTCGCAAAAGTGCAGAACTGCGTCAATGTAAGAAAGATCTTCTTCCCATACGATATCTTCGATAATTTTAGAAAATTTGTTTTTAGTGAGCATCAAGCCATCAAGTTTCATCTGTGTTTCCTTTCCAAATCATACCGATATCTCTGTAGTAAACACCTACGCTTCGCTTAATGATTCCATCAGCGTCATAAGCAGGAGCAACACAGACATTATAAATTCTCTGATCTCGATTCTCACCGAAGTGTGTATCAAGCCAGACACCTGTTTTCAAATAGATCTGCATATTGTACAAGTAGGTGTTAGCTTGCTGGTGCAGATTTACATCCTCAATTTTAGGAGCTTCTTTTTTCCAAGTTTCAATCCAACGCTTGACTTTATTCGGATGTAGTTCAGTCTCATCTGAATCAAGATCAACAAGCGTTGGATGAATAGGCGTTTCATACTCCATTACATCGCGAAGTTTTGTGACTTTTGCAAGCATTTCTTCGAGATGAGTCTTGAACGACTTTTGTACAGCTTCAGGCATAAAGCCTAGCGTGTATGCTTTCCATCCGTGCTTTGCAATAGTGGCTAGAAATGCATCTGGTATTTCAAGAACAGCAGGATACATGTTCCAACCACTAAAGTCACGAATCCACTTTCTTGTTGAATGTATGTACTCTTTATCTGAAACTTCAAAGTGTACAAACTGCTCGCACAATTCCCATGCGCGCATTTGCTCTTGTTCAGTCTTTGCTAGACGAAGTGTTTTCCAGTCAGGTTCTTTGATTAGATGAATCTTTCTAGGAGTGTACTTCTTCTTTTCTTGCTTTTTCTTCATCATACCTCAACACATAATCTTCACAGAAATTTTCTGCGAGTTCGGGATTTGTAAACAGTTCTGCTACGATCATTTGACCGTCTTCGTATATCTCGACTATGTACTGCTTCTTTCTTTTTTTAAAAACAACAGCTTCAATATTCGAATCTTCGGACCAAAAGTTTGTAAGCTCTTTCATTATAGCACCACATATACGATTGATACAAGTGCTGCGAGCAGAGAAATATAAAGAGGAATCTTCACCCATCGTTGTGGATGAGAGAATCCTTTCATTCTCAGATATTCAACTGGCAGATTCACCAGCGCGTGAAAGAAGTCTTCAAATCCAGTTCTGTTCTTTGGTGTGAAATCTCCTTCGCCATCTTGCAAGTAAGGATTGTAAGTTTCTGTATCAAAGATATGAATAATATCCCAAACGAATCTTTCCTTTGCTTCTATAAAAGTCTTGTCTGTCATACATGCCACCATTCAGGTAATTTACGTTTTTTCCATGTTGCAAATCTTTTCTTATCATTCAAGTAATAATTCTTGTATGATTGAATCGAATCGCCAGGTACTTTATATATGTCTGGCATTGCAGGAGGTGGACAATAAAAATCACCTTTTGGTATGTTTTTTGGCACATTTTTTAGCAATACATAGCAGAGTCCACTTTCTTCTACTTTGTGGTGCTTGTCGTACCGATATGTGTATTCTTCACAAAGATAGCAAAGAAGATTAGTCAACCAAGTGTAGTTTTCACTGGTTGATCTAGTCCATACACCAGACGGATGATTTACATGAGATGCTTTGTACAGCATATTGTCATGAAAAGAATCGTCTAGTTTCCATCGCTTGATTCTTCGATTAGCTTCTGTTTTAGCTTCGTATTCAACGCCATCGAGAACACGATGCGCAGTCGAAAGCAACTGAGCGTATTCGATAATCATTTTAACAACATGCTTGTCGCAATGTTGTTGCGCACATTCAATCGGAGATTTATGAAGATAAAAGATGTTCATTGTTTTTCGTGTGGATGATGATTAGGTCTGTCTTTCAAAGCAAAAGCAGCCAGTTTTCTCACTTTCTCGTCATAAGATTCGTTTGTAAAAGAATGCAGAACACCAGCGTATCGGATGTTCTGACTTCTAAGTTCACGAACTAATCTTTCGAGATCTTGAATTTGAAACTCAAGGTCTAAAGTTGGAAATAGCTCTAGCTGCTCTTCTTCGATCATTGACTTTGATTAAGTTTTTGTTTTTCAATAGAAAACTTGTAGAAGTCACTCAGAACACCACGTTCTGCATGATTCAGTTTATGATAGAGTCTTTTGGTCGTCTTGTCAACTTTACCAACTTTTCTTAGCAGCTTTGCTTTCTTACCATTCATAGCGGTCTCCTTGGAAATTCATAGTGTTCTTCAACTGCAACTGCAACGTCAGGAAAATTATTTCGTATAACATTCCAACATTCAAGAGCAATTTCTTTGTGTTCTTTTTGAGTACCATGCCCGCCTCTGAGTTCGCAGTAATGAATCCACGATCTAAGAGTGCCTGCCATATAGAGAACAGTTTCAATGTTACCTTCAGGCAGAATTACGCGCGCTTGTTCTTTGGCAATGCCGTTCTCGATAGCCCATTCATAATGTCGTTGAGCAGTCAGAATAACTTCGTTCTGTCTCCACTGCCAAGCGGCATTCAATTCTTCGTCATCACTTTCAACACTGTTCTGTCGATTCTTCGGATCTTGAAGTCTTGCTTCTCGCACAACATTGGCAAGATTCTTTGTAGGATCAGCATAGCGTTGAGAAAATTCTTGAAACGAAAACGATCTATGTCTAAGAATTTGCCTAGAAATGTCTCGCGTTGTTCGAATCTCCATAGTCACTGATACCATTTCAAACGGCGACCAATGTTGATTTCGAATCAAATATTGCAACAGTTTAGGTGCAGTATTTGTGTTCAATTGATTTGACGGATTACTAACACGAGCAGCGTAGGCAATCAAGTCATTCGCATCTTTGCATCCAGATTCAGGACTGGGTGCAGTCATTCCAATAAGTTTTACATTCATTGTGTTTCCTAGCGATAAAAAATATGATCGTCAATCACTATCGTCTTTTCGAACTTGTTTCTCCAGTAAGGATAGGATCGCGTGGAGTGATAATACAAGCTATCCTCTGTTACGTCAATAACAATATCATTACTCGCGACTGCATAAGCAAGAGTCTTGATTTCTTCGTATAACTCCGGATCTCTAGGCTCATCACTCTTACCATCGCAATACCACGAGAACTGGCAGCGTCCTCGAATAGGCACAGGCTCACCTTTCGATCCTGTTCGAGTTGGACCATGCTGAACTACGTTACAGATGGTATCGCCAAATTTATCGTGCTCAACTCTATTGATGACTACCTGCATAACCGCAATCTGAGCCGTCTTGGATTGATTCTGAGCTTCGAAATAGGCATTCTTAGCTAGACACTCAATCTCTGTCGGATTTAGATAGGGATTAGGTGGTGGCTCTGGCTCTACTTCGATTTCAGGAATAGGCTGAGGAATCACAATGGTAGAAACGAAAGGAAAAGTTTGCGATACGTAAACAAATCCAGTGATAAGAAGTAAAATGACTATATGATTTTTATATTGGGTCATTGGCAGTTCTCCTTTGACTTTTACTACATAAAAAAAGTCACCATCACCTTGCGATGAGGGTGACTCAAAACGATTGTAAATTTATTTAGTCGAGAAATATTTCGGTGCAGCGACTACTCCAATTAAACTGATCAGGAATTACCTGCAAGTCGATGATGAATTCGCGAAAGAAAGAATCACTAATTTCGATCCGACGTTTCAAAGCTTCGAGAACTTCATCTTCAAGTTCAGAAATTCGAGTAAAATTATGGACGACATACTCAAATATTCCTTTCGAAACCCATTCAGCCGATGCACCAGTCAACGAATTGCCCCATGCATCAACAGCCAATCCTCCACAACCTTTAGAATATGGAACATCTTTGTATTGCAGATGTCTTGCAAATGATGCCATTCTGGAAATTGTTTCTCTTGAAATCGGCTCTTTGTTAGCTAACATATGAGCTCTGGCTTTGCCTGTTTGAGTCAGGCAAGTCCCCCAACCATTTTTCTCTGCCCATGCTACTGCTCTTTTTGCAGCATTTACTGCAGCCTGTGGGTAATCTGTATATGACTGAACCATTGCAACTCTGATGGCTGCCCATGCTTTGTGAGCTTTCTCCTCAGTTTCATAAATACATGATCCTGTTCCGATTCT